CTATTAATTTTCTGTTCATAATCTTGCTATTTGTTTTAATTTTAAATTTGCTTCAATTTGCGAAGTCATTTCGCTAGCTACTACATATGTTTTAAATATCGGATTTGCATTATTTTGCGTTCCAAAACCAACACCGCCACCCGCTTGGTTGATGTTTGAAAGTAAGTTGCCAAACATGGCTGTTGATTTCGCATTGATTACCGATTCACCATTTGATAAATTAGCCATAATACTATCACTTGTAGATGTACCTAATCCGCTTACCAATCCACCCGTTGCGAATTTAGATGGAGTAGCTTTACCACCGCCACCGCCATCACCACTCCCAGCGTTGTCAATTTCTGCAATAGCTTTATTTTTTTGGTTAAGTATATTAGCCACTGCAACGAGACTCGATGTTATATTAGTTGCAATAGGTACTGCGGCTGCTAATCCCATTGTAGCAATAGATGCTGGGTTTGCTAAGAAACCAGCGTTTGCTGACATTGTTGAACCAATAACACCCGCAATTGAACTTGCCGCACCTACTCTTACCGCTGTTTTTAACCTACCTTTATCTTTAACATTATCGCCTCTTAACCTATCCGCAATGAAGCTCCCAATTTCAGCCGCCCCGACCGCCATTTTACCAATAGCATCTATTGAAGCTGCCTTGTCATCTAACGCTTTTTTATCAATTTCTGCTTGAGTTTTTTTAATTTCTTTATCTGTTTCAATAGTCTTTTCTCCGTATAACTTTTGGAGCTCTAATTTTTTCTTATTAAATTCTTCTTGTTTAACTAAATCGTTTTCGAGGTTAGTATATTGAGCTGTTAATAAATCTAATTCTTTTTGATAATTTTCTTTTCTTAATGCTTCTTTTGTTTTATCAATTTGTATTTGAGTAGCAACCGTATTTTCACCAAATTTTACTTGAATAGCAAATATTTCTTCGTAGTGTTCTAATTGTTTTTGCAAATCCTCTTCAAATCCAATATCTCTAGTATTTTGTATTTCAACTTCTTTTGCATACGCCGCTTGTTTGTCTTTTGTTTTAGCTTCTTCTAAAAGTTTAATGTGTTTCGCCTCTTCATTAGCTAATGCAACTATTTGGTCTTTTTTAAGAACTGTTTGTTCAATTTCTTTATTTGCTCTTTCGTTTCTTAAATTTTCTTTTTTTACTTCACTATTAGCTAATAAATCTTCTTGCTCTTTTAATTGTTGTGCTAATAATTCAGTAGATTTTTCTGCTCTTTCTTTTGCTTTATCGTCTGCAGCTTTTTGTTGTTCATCTCTTTTTTTCTGAGCTTCATCTCGTTTACTTGCAGCATCGTCACTTGCTTTTTTGTCTATTGCTTTTTTTTGCAACTCATAACTATCCATTGTATTTTGCAAAACAATTAATCCTTGTCTTTGCTCGGCCATAACTTTTTTACCTTCAGCTTCAACCTCTGTTGGATTAAAAACCATTTTAGCAATACCACCATACAAACCTTCTTTTAATCCGAAATCTTTACCTAAGGCACTACCAACCGAATCAATCGTTTCTAATAATAATGCCAATGGAGCTGTAAGAAATTCCAATGTACCTTTTAAAATTTCTTTATTTCTTTTACTTGCTTTTATTTGAGCATCTGTAGTCGCAATAGTATTTTCTAATTGCGCTTTTGCTGCAATAAATACATCTTTAGTTGCGGCTTGTTTTATCTTTAAAATTTCTCTTTCACTCTTACCCTGAAGTTTTAATGTAGCATCTTGAGCGTTAATTGCATCTAATTTAGATTTTTGAGTTTTTAAATTATCTTCGGTACTTTTATTTAATTTCTTTTGCTCTTCACTCACACCGCTAACTGCCGCTTTAATGTCATCCCAATAAGCATATATAGTACCCAATGCAACTACCAACAAACCTATTCCCGTTGAACCAATAGCGCCTTTAATAGATTTGAATGTGTCAAGCGCAACTGTTTTCATTTGTTTAAAAGCATCTTTGCTTTCACCAATGGCTTGTAACCCACTAGCTAAAGCCATAGCAGATTGAACTTTTAAAATAGCTTGTTCAACATCTTTACTTTCAGCTCCAAATAAACCCATTGCACCCGTAACCGCACTGAAGCCACCTGCAACACCTTGCAACGAAGCACTAACCGCTTTGAATTTAGCATCAGGATTAAATGCGCTTGTTAATGCTTTTGCATCTCCTATTTTATCTGATAAAATAGCTGCACTTTTAGCTGCTGCAATTGCTTCTTTAGATGTATCTCCAAATTTATCGGACAATTCTGCTACACTTGCTTGCGCTTCTTTGAGTTGTTGTTTTAAACTCTTTACGCTTTGGTCCACCTTATCCAACCCGCTAAGGTCGGACGTGGTATTAATTCCTATATTTATCTCGTTTGCCATATTTTTTTTAGTTTAAGGTATGCAAGTAATTCTAGCCGCTACTTGTACTTTGATTCCGTTAATAAATTGTGCTACAAATAATTCGCCTGGGTTAGCATACCAACCATCTACAACAGGTGTGGTCATTGCTATATTTGACCATGCTTGAGTAGCTTGGTAAACAGTATTTGAATAAGCGTAAAATGGTTGTAAAGGAAATTGACAACACCCCGCTTCATAAACGCTATTACCTCTACATGGTTGGTAAAATTGTAGTACGTCTGGAATACATACACACGCTGTTGTTACAAAATACTGTGTAATAAATCCATTAACTACTTCAAATGTATTACTAGCTCCATAGGAATAAACTCCACTAGGTGCTGGAAAATTTGCATTAGCATCTAAAAATAATTCTCCGTTTAATTCAAAATATTTAATCGTTGCATTGCCATTGTCATAACAACAATAAACATCGCACGGGTCTGTTGGTGTTTCAGCGTTTGGAAAATAACACATCAATTGACCTTCAATTATTGGGCGTGGAATTATCGAAATAGATTCACCTACTCTAATTAATTCTACTTTGCAAGAGGTCGGTTTACCTACTTCATAATCGGTTATTTTGTTAACCATAAACCAACTATCTTTTATAAATATTTTATCATTGAATTTTAAATCCCAAACTTTTTTATAGTCCAAAACAATATTCATTTCTAAAATCTTGCCAAATTTATCATAGGTAAAATCGTACCATTTTTGCCAATAGTTATTCCATAAATCTCGAGTAGTTCGAGCGGGTGGGTTAGGTACTGTGTTAGTAATATCCCATAATGGTGCGGCGTTTCTCCATGCCATATCATTGAATGATAATCCTGAATTATCTAATAGACTATATTGACTTACTAACGGATATTGATTCCAATGTTGAGTAACATTTGCATCGTTTTTAATGTGCCATTCTAATGGTGCGGCTCTCATTCCATTATAATAAACTAATCTCAATTTTGGAACTATTGGCGTCCTTTCAGTTGTCGTATCTTTTGAGATGTGTGGTATAAGAAATTGTGCTGCTAACTTTTGATTTGCACTTGCAGTTGGTTCGGATGAAGCGTTCCCAATTGGTAATAATGGAGTTGGTGCAAATATAGATTGTACCAAGTTGTTGCCTACTAAAATTTCTATTTGACTATCTAAGTCTAATTGTCCATAAGTAGTTTTTGTAGCTAGTTGAAAATTGTAATTAACATAGTCACTATCTTCATCATCACGCCATGTGTTTGCTCTTTTTTGAGATATAAATAATGGTTTGGATTGTATATCCACATTACCATCTACATAATCAGTCCAATCACGTTGTACGCCTTGTTCAACCCAATTAACCCACGGAGTAATTGTAAAGTGTTTTTCTTTTATTTTTGATGGTTCTAAAACAAGATTATAACGCTCGATAAATCCTTTTAAAAAATCAATTGTCTTTACGTTGTTAGGCAAAAAATTACTAAGGTTAGTAATATCTCCAACCGATGTGGTTTGTCTTAATATTGCTGTTGAAACATTGTTACGGTTTGCATTAGGTGGAACCGTTGATATAATTCTAAATATTAATTCATCTCCTAAAGAAGCTAAAGGCACACCGCCAACTGAATTAGGAATATTAAATGTATGAAAAAAATAATAAGGTATTCCATAAGTAGTACCTGTGAAAATATGTGAAGTAATTATGGAATTAGTAGTTAAATTATCTAGTCTTATTTCAAAAAAATTATTAAAAGACCAATTTGTAAACCAGCCACCAATATCAAAAATATAATAATCTAATGGATTAACAAACTGAATAGGTACTTTAAAAATCATTGTAGTATTATCAAATGAATTTGACGGGTCGTAAACTTCATACGGGAATAGAATAACTTGAGAGGCTGCTTGTAATACTTGTTGCCATAATCCGTTAACCTCTAATTTAGAAATAGTATTATCTTGAGCCCTATCTTGTTGTTCAGTAATTATATACTGGCTCATGAAGTCCGAATTATTCACATTAATAAAAGAACTATCATAAGTAAATCCACTACTCGCAAAGATTGCATCAATTATAACCTTTGCACGAATTACGGGCTTAAATTGTGCGATTGATAATGGATGGTTATTTGAAGTAAATCCTTTTTGTGCTAACGGGTGGTTGTGTAATGCTAATGTATTTTGTACCGGCACGCCTTCAAAGTAATCATAACCCCACTCAATTAACGGATAAATTACATCACCACCAAATAAATTTAAATTCCAACTATTAACAATGTTTACATAGCTTTTTTCATGGTTGTATTGAGATAGGTTTAATGAGTTCAAAAAACCACCGCCAATGTTTGACGCTAAGTCTGAAACCTCGCCAAAAAAAGTAATCTCATATTCAACGTTCTTATCTTTATTATTTGTTATAATATTTGTCAATCGAATTGAACCAACTGAAATCGTAACGTTACTATCTTGAATATAAGATTCTATTTTTTTAGTCGCATCAAAAGTAACCGCATTGATATTAAAAGCACTCTTAAAAAACAAATTATTGTTAGCCGTGTTAGGCACTCTAAACGTTTGAGAATATGTAGACGGATTTGCAGTCGGATCCATTATGTCAGCAACTGACATGTTTAACTTAATCGGATTGTTTTCCATTAAGTCTAATAAAATAAACCCCGTATTTTGTTTGACGTATAATCTCATTAATTAATCTTTTGAACGTGATTTAACATTATCTCGAATTCAGCTTGAACCATTTTAACTTGTTTAACATTTTTAGTCTTATAACTTGCTTGTCCAATGTGAACACTTTGTGGTGCATACTGATTATACGCCGTATCGTTGAAATAAGCTATTACATTTGAACTCTTTTGTAATCCTTCAAGTAAGTTAACTTCGTCCTGTGTAAGCCAATCCGTATTAAGCATGAACGATGTCATGGCTTGTTTATTGTAGATTACATCACCGCCTTTTGTTTGCAAATTATAGTTTGGATTCGTAATAGATGGAGTTACGGGAGTGTAACCACTCCAATCCATTGTTTCTTGGTAATAGTTACTATTCGTAGTCTTTGTTTCCTTTTCCATGAAGGCTGTAAAGTTCATGTAATCACGACCGCCTAAATCATTTAACCAACTTAATCGAACTCTAGTGTAAAGTGTATCGCAATCTTCAAGCATTGTAAATCTACTCTTTTGACTTATTGGTATACCATTAGCACAACCATTACCAATTGCGTGGTTAAACATTTGCACTTCGAAATATTCGCCCGCTGCCATAACGTAAGAATTAGATGTGAAAATATTTAAAAAATACATTAAACTTTCTAATCCGCATTGAACATGAAGTATATCAAATTCAGCAGTTAATTGAGTTGTGATTACATCGCTACAATTATTTTTTTGATTAAATCCATAATTTGAATCAACACTTACACTAGCTAAATCTATTAAAGTACCGCCAGCATCGTAGTAGTCAATTTGACAAATCGCAATATAATTTTCATCAGGATTTGCAAAGTATTGAGTCCAATTAATAAACGATAAAACATTTATATCATTATAATATGCTTTTTGATTTAAAGTCGCATGGCTTAACGGGTAGGCTAATATTGCATTATTAACACCAGCACCCCAATCGTAGTTTTCATTACGGGAATAAATTACGCCATAGCCACCACTCAATGGTATTCCGTTACTCATTCCATCTTGTTGTTGTTGATGTGGCAAACTACTATTCCAAACGTGAACGGGAACGTCTATTTGATTACCAAGTGTGGCAGCATAAAGATAAAAAGCGGGTTCTCCTACATTACCATTACCATCATAAATTTGACCGCCAAATTCCTCTCCACAAATTACGAATGTATGTAAGCTCGAAGGACCATTGTCTGCAAAAATATGTGCCGTATTAATTGTATCGATAACAGTCTCAGGAATGGTATCAATTAAATACGCTTGACAAATTTGACTAATATCAATCATGCCAGCACCACTTGGATTTGGTTTAACTTTCAATCTAATTTCAAAAGCATTGTTAATATACACATCAAAAATATAACTGAAATTATCTTGATAAGTTTCATCACTTTGTACACTCCAAATAATCGGATTGTATGTGCCTTGTAAGTAAGATGGTGCGTAGTTAATTTGTGTTATCATTTTTATTTTTTTGGTGTGCTAAAAAATTATAGGCTGTTATTAATTCTATTTTTGTAACCTCTTCGATTTTAAGGATGTCGTCTTTCGCAAGGAAGTAAATAAACGAATTCCAACTTCGAGCGCAACGGATATCAGAGCGTTCAAGATTTTTTTCTTCTTCTCCGCTTTCGGCTTCGCCAAAAAGTCCTTTGTAACTTCTTTCAAGTTGCCCAATATATTTAAAAAAAAAACAGCGGTGTTCAATGCAACCTTAACGGGCATTTTTTCGGCAAATAATTCAGCACGCTCCTCAAATGTTTCACTGCTATAAGGCTCAATTTTGAAAGGTAACTTGCTTATCAATGGTCGGTAAAGAATAGCCATTATTTTATGAAGATTAAAGTTTAACACTGGGTGATTTTTCAACACATCTATGTCAGCCATTTCTCCAACTGTTAATCCTTTCACGTTAATCAATCCGTAACTTTTACCATCAATCGTAATGATATTGTCAACACTACCGTCTCCTAAGTCAAAGCAATTGTGAACAAACTCATTCCACATTGTATCGAGTATTTCAGCGGGTATAATACGAATTTCTTCCATGTCGCAACCTGTGACGATTTGGAACACGTTCATACGGTCGTGAATGCTTGTTTCATCTTTGATTAAATCCGAAATCTCGATAAATTTTCTAATTGATATACTTTTTATTGTTCTCATAATTTATGCTGTAACTCTACTTGTTTTAGTTGTAACTCCTGTTAATAATTCTACTATATCCGCACTCACCGTTCGCTCTAATTTCTTTGCGAAATATCCTATCAACTCATTAGCATCTGCACTTAATGAAGTCCAATAACGTGGCAATATTCCTTTACCTGTATGTCCGGGCTTTGGATTCCATTTAGGCATTATAAACGGACTCATTCCATAGCTTGCTTTGTCTGCATTGCTATACGTACCTAAGTCAACGTAAACGCCGTAATAGATGTAATAGAATGATAATGCGGGGTTATCGTTTTTAGTAACTACCTTATACCTAATCGAACGCTTTAGTTTTCCCGTCTTAACGGGTGCTTGCGCCTTCATGATATTCAATATCTCAGTACCTAAAGAATCTAAGGCTTTAGTAACTTGACGGATATATAGTTTCTTTGGATCCATTAATTAAATGGATTTTCGCATAAGGTAAATGGACTAATCGCTTCAACTATTATTCGTGTTGTATAACCAGCCACGGAGTTGACAAAGGCTTCGTCGAATATCATTGACGTAGTTGGTAATTGAATGTTATATCGAAAGCCTTTCCAATCTGTTAAGTTAAATTTGCTTATAATATCTCTAGTAACTTCTAAGCATTGAGATTGCGTTATTACTTGCAATTCTAAATCATCTTTGCAAAGGTCAAATACAACCATGTCAAATTCAAACTTTGTTGACTGTCCGTTCATTTCAGCTGTTGACGGTACTAAGTGAACCGCCATGTAATCATAACTATTTGTGTGCGGCCCATCGTTGCCCGTTGGTTGCTCGATTGCACTTATATCACCAACTCGAAAGGATTTCACTGCCTTATGAGATAAGCACAATGTCCTTAAATCTTTAATTAATATTTCGTAAATACTCCCAACCATGCTTATAAATATATTTTATTGGTAAAATTACGTAGTTTTTTTGTAAAATCCATACGTTCCTTTCGACGGGTTATCAAGGTTATAAATAACATTGTATCGGATTGCATCTATTATGTGATTCCAATTGTCTACATATAGTCGACTACCTTTGTTAAGATAGCAATAATTATTTAGCTCCTTTGCTATGTTAGTGCTATTCGGTTCAACTATAATTTTGAAATCTTGCATACGAACAATACCGCTTTCGATAGTTCCTTTCTTAACCGCTTGAATGTTTACTTTTTGAAATCTTAAGTCATCAATCAATCGAGGTTCGGCACTATCTGCAATAATCAAACCGCCTTTTGTTTTTTCAAGTAGCATCTTGCTTAACTCATGCGTTTTCAATCCACGTTGATAAATGTGTTCTTTAACATATAATATTTTATTCTTAAGGTCGATTGCCACTTCAGCTAAAGCATCTGGGTCAATCGAGAAACCAAAGTCCATACCAAAAGAAGTTTGCAAGTAGTTAGGATTGAATGGCCCGAACTCCCAATTGGTAAACACAACTCCATCGGCTTTGTCTAACCAACCGCCAAGTATAACGTGTTGGTATTTGTCAGGCCTTTTATCCTTAATATCATTGATTTGATTTATAAAACTTTCACTTAAATTTTCAAGGTTATCTAAATAAGTTGTATGTATATAAGTCACATCGTCTTTTATTGTATTCTCTCCCGCTTGAACTCCTTTACTTTCAAAAAACCTTTGATATATAAAATGGTTTTTCATTGCGGGATTCAATATAAGAATAACTCTATTTTGTTTTAACTGCGAACGTATAGACAAATCAATCTTATCAAAGATATTTTCGTCTGTTAATTCTTCGGCTTCATCTAATACAAAACAAGTAACACCGCTTAACGATTTTAGGTTTGCTGTTTGTTGGCCCGAACTTGTTTTGATTCCTTTAAATAATATCTTACTACCCGTCTTAATATTAACTATTTCATCTTTAGTAATATTAAAATCTTCATACCTATCTAGTATCTCAATCTTTTCAATAAACTCAGGTATAATTGAAACATGTGCCGATGTTAAGGTATAACGACTAAATAAAATAGTATGGCCTTCTTCGTATGTTAAAAGCAATAAGAAAGCGTTTATACTGAAAGACTTTGAAGACCCGCGGCCACCTGTAATCAAATAGTATCTTGTATCGGATTCAAATAAGTTTGTATATTTAGGACTAAGTTTAAACATTTAAAAATAAAGTCTTGTTTTTTGTTTTACCATTTAACCTATCTCTCATTGAATGGTAATTGTTATCATATGATTCACACGCTTCTCTTATTCCAAAATAGAATATACCATTTTCAATATTAATTATTAATTTTGAATTATAATTATCTTCTCCTTTCATTTTACCTATTCTATTTAAAGACATATTTTTTAATTCTTTTTCAGTTCTTTTTATTCCTTTATTCCATGGTATATTTCCCTTCATTCTATTAGAAATACTTTGTCTTTGCTCATTACTTCTTTTTAATCCTAAAGCTCTATTATTGCCTATTAACTTTTTGGACATTTTTTCTTTTGATTCTTTTGACATTATTTTAGGACTTTCATTTGAATTTGTTAAACAACAATTCAATCCATTTTCTAAAACATTATAATAGTCTTGCCAATGCCTTTCACGTTTATTTAATTCATTAAAATTACAAATTTCTATTACTTCAAATTTATGTAAATTTGAACCATATTTTTGTAAAGAATAATACAACTTTATTTGTTTTTTGCA